TATCTCGCACCCAAAACTCACACGTTCGTTTTCTGGATGTGCTCGCTTGCCTAGACCATAGTAGAAAGGATCGTCTTCGGCCCAACCATGAGGAACTGCTGCTTCAGCCGCGGCAGCATGGCTATCACCGTTGACGTAGATTACCATATTTCAATTGAAAAAAGCTAAACTTGGAACTGTGTTCATTCACCCACATTTGAATTCTTTTTGAATTGCCGGCAAAATCCCAGTCTCTACCACGTTCGCCAAGATTGATTCTACACCATCTGATGTGTTTTTCAATGTCAACATCATTGTTGGTAAATGTAAATTGTGGTGAGAATCTGGTCATTGTGATATGAGTCTTTCGGTTTCGGCGTGTATCACACGTTTGCGTAAACTGCTAGAACTAAAACTGTGATCACGTGCATTATACACAATTTCAATTGAACGTGTAGCACATTCATGATCCCCGGTGAATGATTGAGTTGCATATTCAACGCCCAGTATCCTAACATCCAACGGAAGTATTAACAATAGATCCACAAGATCCTGCTCGGTTTGATACACAACCACTTCATCAACATATCGACAGGCTGCAAGTTGTATTTGCCTTTCCACAATGCTTTGTACTGGTCGGTTCTTGGTGTCAGGACGATCAATTGTGGGGTCTGTTTGCAGTCCGGCTATGAGATAGTCGCAGTGATTTTTAGCTTCGGCCAGCATGGCCACATGACCAGCATGCAAGAGATCAAATGTGCTAAACGTGATGCCTATGCGTTTGCCTTGCTCTTTAAGCGTTTTAATATGATTGAAAATCAATAGTAGTCTCCTCCGGGGTTGGTAGCACGTAGCACATAGTCTATGACCGACTGTGGATCTTGAGTCCAAACATGGTCCGGTTTATTGTGATTGAATGCTGCATTTGGACTGTGCCACCATTGGTCAACTAATTCTTTATTGCCAAAAGAGGCAAGCAATAGCCAGTTGCATCTTTCTCTAGAGATCATGAAACCTCTCTACGTCCATTGCCTAGGTTACGACTTTCTACATAACGACTGGGATTCATGGCCTGTTCTTGTTCATAGGTTTCCATGACCACGTTCCGGCAGACATTTTGAAACCAACGATCCACAATCACATCTTCTGGTTCGTTTGGTTTCATTTGATACCCGGCTCGAACCAAATTGGCGATAAATTTATCATTCCAGTCAAGTTCAAAACTGCCTGCATTGATGTCTTCTGGATGAATATCAAAACTCAAAATGCCAATGTAAGGCTCGCCCCGTTCATTCGCTATATCTTTGGCAGATTTGGTTTTAGCTTTGACTTTTGGCTTTTCCTCTTTGGGTTCTTCTTTTACTTTCTTTTTGAAAAAATCAAACATTTTGCCTACCTTATCTTGAATACATGCATGGCTTTTATAACCATCCGCCGGCTCTCAAAATGCCAACTATACCTACTACTATCCAGAAGCCATTTAACAACGTGTATGCGCGGTCTCGCTTTAAGATAGCACAGTATGTTAGTAGAACGGCATCTAAAGTGTTTACCACCCAAACAAGCATGAATGGACTGGCTGGACCTAACCATGACACCAGTGTAAAACAGAAAATGCGCATAATCACCCCGGCTAGTTCTAATCGAGGTATGTTATTCTTTATGAAGTCATGTACTAAATGCATTTAGGTTCCCCATGCGTTACGCCAAATGTCCACTTGTAATCTGGGACTATATCTCCAGCCTCGCTCCATGGCCATTGTGGCCACTTGCTGTGTGTTTAGATTGTACACTTGTGGAACTCCACCCACAGGCATGAGATACACTGGTCCACCAAAACCAGCCTTGCGATATTCAAACACTGCTCTTTCAGCATCTTCCACGTCTTCTTGAGTGGCTACCACAAACTTCAAATAGGCATAGCCAATCATTTCATAGCTTTTCACAATCTCAGGACGAATAGCCGACTCCCATGCTTCGCCTGAGCAGGGCAGCTTGGGACTCACACTAAAAGTCAGTCGATCATAATCTCTACCATGTCTAGTGAACTCTTCAAAAAGATAATCTCGTACTTCAGGATAAAGTTCCTGACTGCCATTGGTTTCGAAAGTGACATTTTGTAAACCACGTTTGCGACAGGCTTCAATCATTTCTGGATACAAACGCTGATATCCTAACAGTGGCTCGCCACCTGTGATCACAAGATGTACATCGTCACTGGGACGAGTGCCCGTGGACCAGCTGCGATTTGGAATCAACTCGTGCATCTTGTGCACAATAGTTTCCACATCATCCTGTTCGTTGAATTTTTTAAATTCAGGATAGATACTGGCATAGGTATCACAACCTGAAGTCACCAAAGGCAAGTCTTCAAACTTTTGATATTGATCAATGTTGCGAATGATTTCCACCACTTCAGGGTTGTGGCCATCAATCACTTCATCTCTAGGTCTTCCAAACTTTCTGCAACGGAAGTTACATCCATAGGTGCGAAAGAAAACGCTGGGCACACCTGCCCAGCGACCTTCACCTTGTAAACTGTAGAATATTTCTGTGTAGGTTATTTTTTCCATAACATGATTTTATGTGAATCTTGCCTGTTTGTCAAATTTATTATGCCCGCCACCACTGTTCCCAAGGGAATACCATCCAGGTGTCCTGCTCTGCTTTGTTTATGTCCATGGCTGAATAATCCATGGTCATTTGTGCTTCACTGCTGCTGTTGTCAACTAGCACAGCAAATCTTACATTGTTGTTCCAGACCTTGTCCCAAACATAGGTTTCATTAGGCAAACAACTGCTCTGCCAATCTGCTTGTAGCCAATTCATTGTGGCACCGGTGTCATTGATGTCATCTACTATCAATATGTTCTTTTTGAATGCAGGATCCCAACGACTGTTTATGGTCTCTTGTTGTTCTTGAGGAACATATCCAAATGCATCTTCTGCCATCCATAGATTGCTTTCGCTTTCGTTGCCATCTCTTAGACTGATATGCAGAGCATTCATGGGTATATTTAGATACTGACTCAACATGTTTGCAGGAACTAGCCCACCTCGAACCAGTCCCACGATGTAGTCAGGTCGCCAGTTGTCATGATGTAACTGTCTAGCAATGTCTAACACCATGCCCTTTAGTTGCTGATCATCTATATAGATCTTTTTCATTTTAATGTGGCCTTTACCAGTAGATGCCAACCAAGATACTCACGCACTGCTTCACGCATGGTATCACTCATGGCTGCAAACCAAGGTTCTAATTCAAATACACCTTGTTTGTATGCAGGTACATTATACATGAAACAATGATCTTGTCTAATACGTTCGATCACAAAGTTGTCTTTTAATAACAGCTCCACTTCTTCACGAGTGAACGCATCTGCATATGGACAGCCTGCTTGAGCTTCAAACTGGTCAAGACCTTTTTGAATCATGGCATACTTCCAAGAGTTTTTGGCATAAACCATGAACCTCAATTCGCCATCTGGATTTAACAAGTTGCTGATTTCTTTCACATGATGTGCAATGTTTGGACTGTGATGCAACACACCATAGCTGTAAACAAGATCAAACTTGCCTAGCGCGGAATAATCATCTGTTAGTAGGTTAATTTTGTAGAATTTACCTGCTAGATTAAAAGTTTTAAATCTCTGCATGCAGATGCCAAGACTGTCACTGCTGATGTCAATGCCCACATATTCGGCGCCATGTCTAGCAAATTGTTCTGCGTCTGTGCCAATACCACAACCAATTTCCAAAACACGTTTACCACGCCAAAGATGAAATCCAGCAAAGTCTAGTATGTGCGGTTCAGCGCGATAACGTTTGGCTGATACTTCTTCAAAATACCGTTCAGTACCCACAGGTTCTTTGCTGTGCAACACATTACAGGGTTGATTGTTCCAGTACTGTTGGATTTTTTCTAGTATCGGGTCATTTTGATTTGTCATAAATTTTCGCAGTTTGAGTCATTTGTTTGTTGATATCGTTTTCTGACAGCTTCACCCAGGGATCCTGTTCCCCTGACTTACAGCGTGCCCACCAAGTTTGGTCAATGCCACGCGATTCCAGCAGTTTGGACAGTCTTTCTGCATCATTCACTCGACGAGCATGCCATTTGTCACTGTGAAAATCTTCTGGGTTGTTGGGTTGATTTTCCAGCTGTGGCCTGTTGTTATAGGTAGCATCATTGTTGTTACCGGTTAAATCATATCTGTCGTGTGTGACCCAAACAGGTATGCGTTCAAAAATGTCCAGCATGTAAGCCACCTGACTGATCCATGCATCGCTCAATTGGTGTGGACTCATGTAGCCAAAAAGGTCAATCCAATCATGTGGCACGATTGGGAAGATACTGTAGGGATGCTCACGATGTGTATGCACAGCCAAGATTTTAAACTGTCCTTCATACTTCATGATTTCTTCGTCCCAGTTTTGGCTTTCCATGATAGCATCGTCATTCCAAAACATGATCCATCGACTGTTGCTGTGTTTGGCCATCTCTGTCACATATTCATTTAGGCGAATATAACCCAAAGGCTCAAAAAGCATGGCAGTGAAGTTGGCATTGCGTTTTACCAAAAGAGGTTCTACTTCTTTCTGCCAGTAGTCTATACCAACAGGATCATCTTCATCTAGACCAATGAAAAATTGAATTCGATCTAGATTACGAGTTCTAGTGACTAGACTCATGATACTGCGCAACAGAGCAGTGGTACGACCTCTAGTGGGTAAAATCACTGCAATGTCAAACTTTTTATCTTGTGCATTATCCATTCTATTTCCTTGATTAAACATAACGATCAATAAAAACACCTCTTACTGTGTGTCTTGACAGCAAGCGTTGTTCTTTTATTGATTCGTAAAATTCATAGTTTCTTATCCATTCGGTATCTTTTTGATAGTTGTAATTGCGCATGAGCCTGTGTGCTTCTTGCAAAGCATGCAAGCGTTCTTGTTCTTGATAGTTAGTGTTTCTATTGTGATCCGCAATAGATTTATTCACTGCCTGTTCACGTAGACTCCACTGGCCTACTTCTTGTAACAGAGTATTTGTTATTCTGGCTATGGGCATAATTGCATCAATCCAAGGTTCCACCTTCGCTGCCCGGATCTTCGATGCGGGTCGACGGTTTTGGTCTATATTGGTCTGTAAAAATCCAGCGGTCGTAATAATCATGAAAATGTTTTAGCCCTATCTCCATGGGATTCTGTATGGGCCCTGAATCAATGTATCCACGATTGTATAGATGTTTTCTACCACGATCCATGTGTTCGGCAATTTCATCATCTTCATAACAGGTTTCCATGTAGGCAGCTTGATGTGCTTGAACAAACTCTGCTTCAAAATGGCAGATTTCTTCGGGGTAGTAAAAATCCACTATGTTCATGGTCTTCTGTGGTGATTCTGGCCACACTGTGCTGATCACCAACACTTCAGGATACCACTCTACCATGATATTGGGATAGATCAACAACCAAATAGCGCCATAGTCCGGCAAACTATTATGATGTCTATCTAGCACTGCTTTGTGCCAGTTTTTGTAAACTGCTGTGCCAGGCAGTTGAAGTCGTTGTTTGATACCCACACTCTGTACACTGAAAAGATCGTCAAACTGCCAGTTTAATTTTTTACAGTCCACAAAGTTGCCTAGGCCTTGATGGAATGGATCCACGTGATAATCTTCTAGATAGACCTCAACAAAGGTTTTCCAGTTGTAGTCACATTCATGAATCTGTCTTGAGTGAAGAGCATAATTGTTGAAAGAGAAGTATCTGGACAAATTCATGCGCTCTAATGCCGTACAAATATTCGCATGTGACTTTTCAAATATCATGCCTTGCCAGGAGTGTGTGGGGAAAGTCTGGAGATGTCTTTCTGGACAAGGCTCAAAATGTGGAGCACCAATCAGCTGTCCATGATTATCGTAGCTCCATCCGTGTAATGGGCACACAACCTGTGCATGATGCCCAGATCCTGACAGTATGGTAGCTTGCCTATGCCTACACACATTGCTCATGAGTTGCACACCCATGGAATTATGAATTAGCATACGACCATGATCGTCTTGTGGAATCACTGAATAGTTTCCTAGATTGGGAACCATGAGTTCATGTCCCACATATCTAGCCTGCTGAAACAGCAGTTGTTCTTTGGCTAGAATGTTTGCGTCAAAATAAAAATGGCTAGGTTTCATCTGGTATGTTATAGCTCCTGCGATATTGCGATTCAATACTGCCGCTGGGATCTTCGGCCGGATATTTAACATTGCTTTCTACTGATAGTCCAAAACGCTTGCGTATGTTTTTCTTGTCCGCTTGTGATCCACAACAGGCCGCACATTCTTCAACAATGTACTCGGCGAATCTACGAGCAGTACCTCGCCAGATGTCTGAGTGATAGATGTTAAAGTTTGCCTGTGCAGCAAAATATTCAAAAAGATCAGTGGGGTCTTTTACCAATATAGACTTATAGCTTTTATCAAACTCGGGAAAGTCAGATTTTGTCATGGTATCTTTCTATTTAGAGTAACGTAATAGGAACATGGTGCGAGCTGATTCAGAATAGAAGTCTAAGTGTATCATGTCGTGATAACGTTGCTTTTCAACATCATAACTGTGATATTCGCGCACAGTAAAACCAAGCACTTCACGACACCTAGATCTGATCAAGTACACACTGGGCGGATTGGCCTGTTTGATCTTTTGCCAAATTGGGTACCAGTCGTGTTTGGTGTATACCAAGGGTTTCATGGATCATTTCCAAAGTAGGTTGACCTCTGTCTAAGTGTAGAGTCTATAGATTCCACTCCAAAATGTTCAAGTATGGCTATTGCATACTGCGTAGGAGTTTTTTCAATGTCAGGTGGTACTTTTCTTTCAATGGCGTTGTCATACATCACACTAACGCACTCGTGCACTATTAATTTCGCAAACTCTTGATTATAACACTCAATCCAGCGCTCAACCAATAACCCCGGGGGAACTTTGGTTTTGGCTATCTCAGCTAGAGTTTTTATTCTCTCATTCATTGGGTACGAGATTACTCCAGGTCTTGAGTTTGGCTTTTTTCTGTTGTTCGTACTCTTGAACAATGTCACGATCAATTTTGTTTTGATCTATAAACATGTTGATCATGCAGTTTAGATCTCCTAGTTCTTTTACTAAGTGTTCTAGATTGGTGATGCCATTGTAAGAGTCATTCATGCCAAACCTGTGAATCTTGGAAATGGCTTGTATTACCTCAGCGCATTCTTCTTGCAAGATTACCAGTGTTTCATTCATGTTAGATGTCATGATTATTTTGTGAGTTGTTTCAGCTGTTTATATCCACGTGATGTAGGATGTACTCGATCTGGACCCACTTCTGGAATCAAGATAAAAGTATCATCATGTGCTCGAGCAATTCTTTTTACAATGTCTGCTTTTTCTGGTTTGTTTGCAGGCACAATCCAAATCACATCATATGACTCTACAAAGGATCGCAAGGCAACCAATTCGACTTCGGTATTTAGATTCTTGTAGTCATTGCTGCCTAAACTGATTATCACAGTGTTGGCAGGTTTGATGTGTTTTGTATAGATGTTGTTATAGTCACGACTGTTAATACCATTCTGTGCGTAAGACACACACTCGGGCCTTATTTGACCAAGACCCTTGGCAATACTGTCGCCTAAAATCAAACATTCAATCATGTGAACAAATCCTCATTCCACTCACGGTGGCCTTCACGAAAGGCCATGTTTGCTTGTGTTTCACGAACTTCTACACGATAACACCAGAGTCTTTCTGCTTCGCCAGGTCCCCACATGTCAGGAATATACACGCCATTAACATACTTGTAAAGCATATCGGCGAGTCCTTCGCAGCCTAATCTTGGTAGGATGGTGAGTTTTGCCAACCGCTTTTCTTGTAGCAGTTTGAACGTTTCTAATTCTGGATCATCTTGTGCTACTAGCAACGTGTGATCAAATTGATCTTCTAGTATCTTCTTTAGTTCTTTGAGGCCGCCATAGTCAGCTGCCCAGTTACGCACATCCAGTTGATCTGTGCCAAAATAGAACTTCATGCTAAAACTGTAACCATGAATTAGATTACAATGACTGTCCGCACGCCATTGACGATAGGCACAGGGAAAAGCATCATGATACTCTTTGGTACTGGTGTATTTGTAAACTCGTGTTTGGTATGTTTCGTTAAGGTAAAGCACAGTTATCTCCTATATCTAAAGTGCAATATAGGCTTGCAGAATTTGTATAGCGGGATGAAAGACCCAAAGGCCGCTGTCTAGAGTGATATTTATTAGCCGTGTGTTTCGCCGCCAAACTCACTGTTGAACTCTTCTTGACCATAGTAGGTTGCAAACTGTTCACGAAAATCTTTGTCGTTGTCCAGCCAATGTTTTACCAAGGTTTGCTTGTCTTCAGGCAGGTAATCCCAAGCGTCACGGAAGTATTCTGCCTGTTCAAGACTGGCCTGTTCACGTGTGTCTTCAGCACGTTCCCAGTTCTCTTCATCGTTCGAATCAGCTAACTCGTCGGCCAAAGTCCATGTGTCCCATGCTTCATCGTGTGCTTGATCATTAAGGCCTTCAATAATTTCCCATGCTTCTTCTAGAGTTTTCATTGGATTTCCTTGTCGTCTTTACCGGTTGGGAATGGCCAAACAGGCAGCGGAACTTGTTCTTTGGATTCTGGAAATGGCCACTCAGGCATTGAATCAATTACTTCTTGTTCGATGTGATTTCGCTCTGCTAACTGATCAAACGTTATGTCTTCTTCAATCTCTTCTACTTCTTTAAAAGACACAGTATTACCTTCGGGATCAGAACAAACGATGGCCACTGTATCTCCTGCTTCGTTTTCAATTTGAATTGGACCACATACATAGCATTCACAGTCTTCTGGATACCAACCTTGATTTTCTAATTCCCAAAATCCTTCTTCTTCAATCACGAGATCAATTTGTTCTCGTTCTTGGTCAGTGATCTCATCGTCGTATTCGTAGTCATCCCAACAGCCATCCCAGGTTTCAATG